AGATCACCTACAGTTTGCATACTAAAAATACCTGTTTCATACGCTGCTTGTAATGCCATTGCTATAGAAAAGAAAGCGTCTCCATGTCCCATTGGGGTTTCTGGAGCTTTTAATTCATTATTAACTGAAAGAATTTGTTGTCTTTGTCTATGGTCTTTGATTAAAAATAAATTACCTGAGTGAATGTATTCTTCAAATATATGTGCCATATTATTTTTAGATTTTAAAGTAAATGCTAGTGGATACCATACTCTATTTAAACCCCTATCTTCTAACTCACCCCGTGTATTATCAATATATCCTTTTGTAATTCCAAAGTTTTCAGCAGCTTCATTTAAATATATTATTTGATCTGAGTAGTCCCAACCGTCTAGCCATGATTGATGAATTTGTTCTACTCGTTCACCTTTTCTTTTAAATACTACTAGATGAGATGGATGTCTTTTTTTACCTACGTCAAACCCTGCGAAAACATCTTCATCTTCTTCAAAATTTTGTTTTACAGTTGTAGGGAATGATCTTAAATTAGCATCTTCACACTTTTCAATATCCTCTGAATCAAAATATGCTTCCATATTAAAATGAGGTTGTAGTAAAAACTCTGATGCAAATGATTTAGGTTTAGCTCTTTGCTGTTCTAACAACCATTCTTCACTATATAGTTCTGGCATCAACACTCTTCTATCTGGTTCAGGGTCAAGGGCAGGCATTTTTCTAGATACGAATCTTTCATCTTTTTCTAGTACTGTAAGTAGATCACCGGGCATCATAGGAGTTCCTACAACTACTACGGGTACATTTTGATTAGGTATGAATAAAGATTCTGTAAGAAAATGATCCTCAATTTTACTCATTTGACCCATAGCTAAAGGACTCTCTGGATCTTTCAATATGTCATCAGCAATTAATGCCCCATTAACGTGCATACCTCTTTTGAAAGAAAACAATCCTCCATGTAGTATTTCTGCAGTGCCGTTATTACCTGTGTCATATCTAAAAGTAAAATCAGCTTTTGGAGCTCTATTGGTCATCATATCTTTTAATAAAGGATTACGATTAACTTCTTTGTTTATTTCAGAAATATGATACTTAGCCATAGTATCACTATAAGATAAATATAAAATACTAGCATTACCTTGAATTTTTAAACTTCTCCAGATACTAAACGCATGCCCTAATATAGTAGACTTAAAGTGTGCTCTAGGTAGTATAGCTAAATAATTAAGCTTATCTTCAATACACTTTTCCACTTCTTCACAAAGCACACCAACGTGCCAAGCTCTAAAATAGTCAGGGTGCTCAAAACCTTCCGCCCATATATCCCTAGTAAATTCCCAGAAACTTCCAATTTGATACTTATTACTCTTTTCTAGTTTTTCTGCGAGTAGTTCAAATGCTTTTTCATATGTAGTTAAATCGTCTTTACTCATTGTCCTTTGATGCCATCAATACTTTTAATTTAGCTGCAATTTTTTTAATCAACTCAGGATCTTCAATTTCATCTACAAGAATATTAACTACATCTTGTACAAATTGAATATTAATTAAACCTTCGGCTACCTGTCTTTCACCTTGTATACCTACATCTAACGCTTTAACTGCGTCAAAAGCTCTTTCAAAATTTAATAACTGTAATTCTGAACCAGCTTTATCTCTAATACTTTTATAAAGTTCTTGATGCTCATCTTGCATTTTAGCAAGTTTTGTAGATTCATTCTCCTGTACTTTTTCTACTGCCCTAACTTTAGTTTCAGCCCTTTTAAGTTTCCAATCATCTTGTTTGATCCATGCATAAATAGTCTGTTCATTAACTACAGTCTTATGTTCAGCAGAAATTTGTTGGGCTATCTCTCTAGCAGAATAATCATCTGCTAAATATAATTTAAATGCTCGCTCTTTTACAGCTCTAGGAAATTTCTTAGGCATTACATATATGCAGCATTAGACCATCCGCTATCAGCGTTTCCTGATTCAATGCTACCTCCATAAGGGCTTCCATCTGATTGTACAAGTTTACTAAAGTCCATACCACCTTTATTTTTATTATCCGCCGCATTAAAACATTCAGGTACTTTGTGTTTTATACCACCTGATGTTTTTAATTCTTTAAATTTAATTCCTATCTCTGATTTATTACATACACCATGTATCATTGCATCTTTAGGTCCNAGTGGTTTATAGTTTTCATTATTTAATAAAGTAGCTATAGTTCTTTTAAGTCCTTCAGGCTGCTCATTATGAATACATTTATAGTAATCACACCACACTACTTTAGAATATTTAGCATTAAATTGTTCAGTAGTCATTCCTTTNGGAAGTTTATNTTCTATTTTAGTATCTTTACTTTTAGGTTTATCATAGAAATATGTTTTACCTTTTTGACCTGTAGTTTTTTTATATCCTCTAGGTGCTGCCATTTTTCTCCTTTACTGCATACAGTGCGATACAAGCCGCATCTGCATAATCTTGTTCGGGGAATTTATCTCCCCACTTTTCTATTGCGTAATTCATTATATCATCTTTTTTAGCTTTACCATTACCGATGACATTTTTTTTCCAAGTACCGTTATCTACTAACTGGGTTGGTAGATCACATATTACCATAATAGCCCATACTGCTCCCACTACTTCAGATAAAGTGCGTACTACACTTCTGTTTTGGGCAAAGATAGGTTCTTCAATAAATACATGGTCTATATTTTTTACTACATTAATCTTCCCTAAGTCACCTACAAAGTTATCTATTAACTCTGAAAAGCGTTCTTTAAAAGGGTTTTTAACATTACATGTAAATTTATGGATTGATATTAAATTTTCTTTCTCATCTAGTATAACACCATGAATAGCTTTACTAGAAGTATCTAGTCCTAAATATTTCATGGATTATTGTAAAGGTATATGTTCTTTAGTAATTTGTCTAGCTATTAATTTATCTGCAACTTTATCTTCAAGTTTATCTTTATTAATTATAGCTATTGTTGCCCCCACACCTACTGCGAGTGCTCCTACTACTGGTAAACTCTTTACTATCCCTTTTGCTACATCTTTTCTTGTCATTTGTCGTCTCCTTTAATTTATTAATTTATTCCCCTTCTAAAATTTTCATACCTAGGGCAATTATACCACCAATAGTTGCTGTAGATACCTCTGGCATCTGTTGAAATAAGCCAACTACTGATAAAGTAGTAAGACANGCTATTGCTAAAAATATTTGTGGTCTAAATTTTCCCATATTAATATAATCCTCTTAGTATATTATACTAAAGTTTAGTCAATTCCTTTAGTCCTAAGTGCTACAATTCTAGAAATAGTTACCCAACACTGTGTATATAGCTTAAGTCTACCTTCTTCATACTTCTTTGCAGCTTCCATTTCAGTCTTTCTTTTAAATAATTCTATAAGATGTTTATTAGAAGACATGATCAATCCCCTAGCTTCATCTCTAGTAGGTTTTTTACCTATAGCTTCCTGCATAACTTTAGCAAACGCAGCATTATATTCCTCTTCAAATTGAGCTTGCATAGCTCCGTGTTTCATTTCATGACTAGCTACAACCTGTTCTAGTATAGCTTTAGTACCACCATACACAGCAAGGAATACTTCTAGTTCTTTATTAGTAGCTCCTATAACATCAGCAAAATCTAATGTGTCTGCTGCATCTTGTTGAAATTGAACCCAAGGAACATTAGGTATTGAGTCTCTTTCTTGTTTTGCAAAGTCTATTGCGTTTTGATAACCCCATCTTTTTTCCATTATTACCTCTTATTTTTACATTTACAATACCACATACCCGTACAAGTCTCAGGTTCTGTAGTCATGTTCATTATTTTTTCACATCGTTTTAATATATCTTGCCAGACTTGTTCATCTCTGTCAACTTTAAATGCTTTAAAATTTTGATCATTTTTATTTTCATATAAAACTACACCGTAATCACGATTAGTTATGTTAAGATAGATTTGTAATTGAATTAAATGCTCGTGTTTTGGAGTCTCTTTTAACTCTTTAAAATCTTCATCTTTAATAGTTTTTAATTCTAACAAAGCTTCTTTATGTTTTTCATGCGTAATGATAAAATCAATCCTACCTGAAATTGGAGGATCTTCATATTTTATACTTACTTCATCATCAATATAAAGATTAGCTTTTTCTAAATATTTCTTCATTCGAGTTTCAAAAGTACCCCCATGATCAAATATTCTTTGTATCCTAGGTTTGATAGTATCCCAATCTAATAATCCATTGTAAGCAAGATAAAGATACTTATCACAAGGATTACCAAAATTAGAAGGATAGAATTTACCTTTAGAAGGAGGGCTATTCTTTCTACCTAGAACATTATCAATAGATTTTAATAACCATCTATCTTGATTTTTAGTTCTTTTACCACTCTTTCGAGGATTCTTTTTACTTATAGATCTAATTCCTGCCATATCTTCGCCTTTATATCTTTATATGTTTTTTCTTTGATGTGGCATATTTCATACCCCGCCTCTTTTAAATACTCATCTCTCATAGCATCTCTCTTTGCAAAGTGTCCAAAAGGACCGTCTGCTTCTATTATAACATCTATTTCTGTTAATATGAAGTCGGGTACATATTTACCTACAGGCGTTTGCCATGTGTATCGTAACCCTATCTCGTCAAGCACTCTCGCTATCAGATTCTCCTGTAAGGTATGACTTTTTCGTGGCATCTACAAGCTCCTCATATTCTTTAGAGTCTTCTTTGAACCATGTAACAATTGCATTCATACCTCTAAAATTTGATGTTTTATAATAATACATAGCACCTTTTTGTTCAATAATGCCTTCTTCTAGTGCTACTCTAACATAAGTTTCAACCATATCTATACCACCATCAAACTTAAATGGTACTACTACTTGTTCAAATTTCTCTCCCCCAAACTTATCTTTTAATAATCTAGCGTTTATTTCAAACCCCATTCTATCTGACATGTTCTTTGAACCGCTTTTACCCGGTTTAGTTAGCCAAGAGCCTCTAGTAAAATGCATACAGCAGTGGGTAAAGTATTTCTGACCTTCACCACCGGGCATAGTATCCATCATCTGAACATTACCCATAGTGCCCCTAGTCTGATTAATAGCAACTAGTGCTCCACCATGTTTTAATTCGGGTATAAGTCTCATTAACATTTGATTCCAAGTTCTAGATTGCCATGCAATAGGGCTATGACCTATACCATCTTCGTGTGTAAAGATATCTGCAGGTACTAAACCTGCAACACTATCAATAATCACTATGTCTGCACCAGCTTGTAAAGAATTTCTAACTGCTTTAAATGCTTCTTCTGATGTATCGGGATTATATACCACCATTTCTTTAGTATTTAACCCACTCTTAGTCATCCAGTCACTATCCCATGACTTTTCTAAATCAACCCATACAGCTACTCCACCATCTTCTTGTACAGTTTTACATAGTTGTGATGCTACATAAGACTTACCTGATGAAAAACCACCGAATAAAAGAGTAAATCTTTTTCTAGGTATACCCCCCTTTGTGATCTTATCTAGTTGTGGGATATTAAAAGGTATCTTTGTATACTCAAAACTAGTATCATTACCTGTTGTAGCTTTTACTTTCTTATCGTTAAGTAACGTATTAAAAATTTCTTTTGATGTTGATTTCATTTTTCCCCTATTAGGCAAGATCTGTATCCGTTTCTATATCTTTACCAAGATTTCTTTTTTGTATTGCTTCTGCCCATGCCATGCATACTGCACCACATTGAATAAGCTCATTGTATAACTTATGTGTATCCTTTTCGTATACTTCTCTAGCTACTTCTCCAAACTCTTCTGCTAATATTACAGTCCAGAACTGATCTGTATGGTGCATTTGTTCACCCCATTTATCTTCCTGTGACTCTCTTTCTGCTAAGAACTGTTCAGTAACAATAGCTCTCACATGCTCAAGCTCCATTCTTCTTCTTACCTTTCTGCAGAATATTTCTAATTTCGCCATCCACCTTATCATGCACTGCTTGATAGGCTTTATCTAAACTTAGTCCTGCTTCTTCTAATTGTTCATCTATTGGTAATTCAGTATCAAGATCATGTATTTCCATGTCCATTCTTGCATACTGGTTAGTTTCTAATGGACCTACTCTAAATGTAAATCCTAATTTAAGTCCTACTTTCGCCATCTTTTATCTCCTTAGCTATTAACATTTCTATATATTGCTTTGCTTTATATAAGTCTTTGATACCATCTTTGTATCTCCACCTTGTTATATATTTTACCACATTCCCCTCTGCAAAGTTTAGTTGATTATCATGTATGTAATCAAAAGGTTCTATCTCCATATGGTAATGTATTGGATCTATATCTTTATCTAAATCTTCTTCGTCACTTAAACCGGGTATTGTAATATCTTCTGTATCTATTGTTAGTATATCTTCTGTATCAGGTTCTTTATTATATGCTTCAGTAAAGCTATATTGTTTATTCTTCATTTTTTCTTCTACATCCCAATCTTTTAGTTGTCTATATTCTTCCCATGATAAATTAGGGTAATTCTTTTTTCTATCTTGCCACTCCCCTTCTGTAAAATCCCCTTTAAAGTTGGGGTTATTCCATCCTGACGNCATATTAGTTAGTCTCCTCTATAGGATCCATAGGTGTTAATAAGTCTTTCATTACTACAAATATAGGGGTTCTATCCCCTAGCCATGCTCCTTCAGTATTATATTCAAAGTATTCTACAGCTTCCATGTACGCCTCATCTCCTACTTCTTGCACCACAGCTAATCGTTCCTTAGCATCCATGTTTTCAAAATCATGTTCTTTTTTCTTTTCTTTATAGAAATCTCTAGCGAGTATCTCTATTGCTTTCTCCCTATCGTATATAGCGTAAGGTCCTTTAAACTGTTGGTGTCCTAACCCTATAAAAGCTTCTTTAAGTCCATCATAATATATAACTTCATCGTCATTTTCTTCACAATGGAATATATTTGTATGATCTAATACTTCTTCTTTATCCATTATTCTCCCTACTTTTTCTTAGCTTATTTGCTTTCTGTTCTTGTTTTTTTACACTCTTAGGAGTGAACTCTTGATATTTTCTATGAGTATTAAGAGTATCTTCTTTTTGCATTTTCTTTTTAAATCGTCTCATTAACTTTTCAAAAGATTCATTTTTCTTTGCTGTTACTTTCATTAGTCCCAATCTATATTGTCTATTAAATTAAATTTATTCATGTCTTCAAAATCTGTTTTAGTCGCCCATGATGGATAACATACTTCCATATCAACTTCTAAAGGTATATTTAAACTATTTTCTTTCATAAGTTCTTTTACTTTAGGGGCTACTTCATCTACCTCATCTTTATGTACCTCACATATAATCTCATCATGTACTTGCAGTAGTAAATTACTTTGTTTATCCTTAAGGTATTTAGCTACAGCAACCATCCTCTCACTCATTATATCAGCACTTGTACCTTGAATTAAATAATTTACCCCTTTGTATCCAAATTCACTAGGTACTCTATATACTCTACCATATTTATTACGAACTCTACCTTCTGTTTTAATAGTTTTAACAACAGAGTTAAAAAATCTTTTAGAACCTTTCATATTTTCTAGATAAGTTTTTTTATAATCAGCAGCTAGTTCAGGAGTAGTGTTTAATTGCATGGCTAATTTATCTTTACCAATACCATATATAACTCCAAAAGTAATAGACTTAGCTAACTGTCTGTAAAATTTAAATTGAGGATCATCTTCAGTAATGTTAAAGGCTATCTTAGCTGCCTCCCCATGAAAATCAACATTGTCTTGTTTCATAAGCTCATTCATTTCTTCGTTATTAACATAGTTCATAAATACTCTAACTTCCATTTGAGAGTAGTCATAAGCTATCATTTTATAATCATCTCTAGGAATAAATAAGTTTCGTATTGCTATTTGTCTTGTATCTTGAGGATTAAATTTATCTCCCCCCAAAAAACTCCAAGTGTTTAATACATCATCAGTCAATTCTGTACTTGCATTACCACCTTTACTTGAGACTATAGCTGCTACTCTACCTTTGACATCTTCTTTGTCAGATTCAGATAAATGCCTATCTTCAACATATACTGTATCTCTAGGTATATTCTGTAAGTTAGGTGAGCTAGAAGATAGTCTACCTGTTACAGTACCCCAATTATTAAAACTAGTGTGAAGCACAGGCAGTTCTAAATAAGGTTCTATGTAAGTAGATCGTATTTTCTCTAAAGCTCTATATTGTCGTACTAATCCTGCTAGAGGGGAGTTAAGTCTTACTAATGCTTCTTCGTTCCATGCTTCTGCACCTTTTGCAGTCCTTAAAGCAGAGTGTATACCCATACTATTAAATGTTTCCCCTAATTGCTTGGTACTACTTATATTAAATTCATATCCTACTAAATCATATATACGGTTTTTCAAAACTTCTATTCTAGTTATAGTCTTTTTATAGGCTATATTCGCATATTTATTATCTATTACGACACCCCTTCTCTCCATCATATATAAAGTTTTAGTTAGATCACATTGAAATTCAAATAATTCTAATTGTTTACTTGCTTCTAATTTAGATAATCTATCATTATAAACTTTGTGAGTCCAATGTACATCTTTTATACAATATGGACCAAGTACAGATGGTGGGGCTAAAGAGAAATCTTTAAACCACTTATTCTTTTTCAAAACTTTCTTAGTCTCTACGTCATAAGCTCCGGCTGTTTCCCCATAGCTTCGTATAATTGTGTCTGTTAAACTTAATCTATTTATTATGGTAGATTCAGTCATTCTAACCATGACTAATACATCAACAAGTTTCATCTTGTCTATGTTAATACCTTCATTATCCAAGAATTTGCTATCAAATTTTACATTATAGCCTATGATAGTATCACACTTATCATTTATAAAGGCTACTAATTCATTTAATTCAGCTTGAGTTAGATTAGGTTCTTCAGATTGATGCCTAAATGGAAAGTAATATGCTTCCGCACCTTTATAATTCAATGGAACTAATCCAATACCACATATCTGATTCATATTATAAGGATTAAGTCCGTTGGTTTCAACATCAATAATCCATTCTGAAGTATCTGGTAAAGAATTTAAAGTATCTGTAAATGTTTTTGAGTTTACGATCATAGGTAATTGTTGCGAACTCCCCGAAAGGACATCTGTCGAGGAGTCTGCTGTTATGGAGGTTGGTACTCTAGAATAAAGAGTCGTCATCTTCGTCAATAGCTACAGCATCAGATGGTACATCTTCAGTATCTGTATCTATATTCCCATATCTTTGACTTAAATACTCTTTAATCGGAGTTAAATTCTTTACTTCTGCTTGTTTTGATTCAGGTAACTCAAAAGCTCCTGCTGTAGAAGTAATTGTATAAGTAGTGTCTAAACTAGAACCTCTTCTTCGCACTCTCATAACATTTTTATCTAGTGCATTATTATCTTCGTATATATCTACGAATTGATTCCAATTACTATTCTGTGCCCCAAAAGATAGAGTTAATACTTTAAAGTCATTAACAGTTTCTTTATAAAGCGTTGATCCCGATGGACTAGTTACAGCTTCCCATGAATCTACTCTTTGTTCAGTATGTAGTATTTCAGTTACATACCCCCAAAGTGCAAACTTATGTCTTGGAGACTTTTTTCTACCATCTTCATAAACCATTGCTTCACTTGGAACAGTTCTTACAGGGTCCCCGTTTTCAACTAAAACGCTTGTCCAACCTTTATCACCCTCTTGAAATTCATATACATAAAATTCTTCCATATGTATATCACCTTCTTCTCCTGTGGCTATAGATTTCATGAATACTTGATCCCCATCTTTTAGCCATACCTCTTTACCATTAGCTTCAGAAGATTGAGAAGCTCTAATTTCTTTACTTGTTATATTATTTTGGATCATACCAATTCCTGACATGTGTCCTCCTTTACCAATATTTTTTATCTTTAATTACATTGTTAAGTATATCATAAGATTTGATATCTTGAACATCTTTATATTCTTTAGGTATATTTATATAGGAAACTTTAGTTTTATTACCTAATAACTTCATAGCTCTTTCTTTACCTATTTTCCCGGCTTCATCATTATCTAAACATAGTATAAGTTCTTTTGTGGGTAATGTCAATAATAAATCACGTTGCTTATTAGACATACTCATACCAAGTAACGCAACAGAGGGAAAACCTAATTGATCTAACCACATAGTATCTAAAGTACCTTCTGTTACACAGACAGTATCGCAAGGTTTAATATACTTTTGACCAAATAATACATGAGATTTCTTTAATCCTTTTGAGTACAGATACTTAGGAATCATTTTTTCTTGTCTAGTAATCCACCCCACAGTTCTAGAATCCTTATCTTGTATTGGAATAACTAATCCATTAGAAGGAGTTATCCTACAACCCCATTTACTCATAGCTGCCTTATTAAACCCTCTATTAAATATCCACCTAGGTACAACACCTGCTTTATAAGGTATTGTTACTGTAGGTAATGGTAAATCTTCTTGATGTTGCATATCAGGCAGATTAAATATACTGCTTCTAACAGTGTGTTTATAATCAGTAAGATATAACTTTACTTTTTTAAAATCCCAATTCATGTATTCTTTAATAAAACTTATCAGGCTTCCCTGACCACATCCAGCAAAACAAATCCATAAACCTTTTTCAGTATTTATGGAACATGATTCTGATCTATCATCATGAAAAGGGCATAGTATAGATACTTCTTCATCTCCAACAGGCACATCTATATTTAGATTAAGTAATGCTTGTATCCAATCTACTTCCATGTTATTTAGACGTTGAGTATATCCTGTAGATATAACCATTTGCCTCCTTCCAAAAACCGTCTGGAAAAGTTGTACCACATTGAAAACAATATGGATCATTCTTAACTAACCCTAATACTTCTTTTTGTAGTAAAGAATAGTGATCGACTACAGTTAACCCTACGGGTAATATTCCCCCATCAGAGCATTTACCGCATCTTGTTTTAATTAAACGTGTCATGATTCTCCTCTATTCTACCTTTATCTACATCCCAAATAAATTCGGTAGTTGAAGCTCCTAAGTCTCCATCTCTATATTTCTGAAACATAATTTCTCTTAGTTGTGGCTCATCTTCAACCATACACATTGAGATAGCGACATCTGAAGCTCTAATTAAAGCATCTCCAAACGCTACTTGTCCTGCAGTTGGTTGATTATACATGTTAGATGCATCTCTAGTAGCTTGGGTTGATGCAATAACTGTTGTATTTGTAGACAATGCCATAGTTTTTAACCCATAAAACAATGAGTGAGACTGTTCCCACGCTGCTTTATTCTTATCTGATGTAGAAATTAAGTACACTCCATCAATTATAAGTACATCAGGACTATACTTTCGTACTAAATTAGTAATACTAGGTAACGAAATACTATCTTCTCCACTAATATGATCACATACTAATAAATTTTTAAAATTAACTTCTTCTAAAAAGCGTTTATACTCACCCTCATCTATTTGTTTTCCGTTTCTAAGAGCACTGTGTGATAGTTTGTAGTTTAATGAATGTCCTAATAACACATCCATACGCAAAGCTATTGCTGATGTAGGCATTTCTGTAGATACTAGTAAGGTTTTATGTCCACTACGCACCGCATCTGCAGCAAGTTTGCAACATAACCATGTTTTCCCTACTGTAGGTCTAGCATAAGTAGTAATTAAATCACCCGGTTGCCATCCAACACCTGCAGCATTAACCATGTGAAATGGAGTTCGTATACCGATTAACCCATCTCCCATTTTTCTAATAGAACTTCTACGTTGCCACTCTTCATATCTATCTAAACCACCATTATCATACTGATTAACGTCTTCATCATGTAGTATCTCTACATCATTTAGATCATCCATAATCATTCCTAATGCTTTTTTAGGATTGTCTTCTAACATCATTTGATTAGAATTAAAAGCGTTGACTATATTTCTAAACATAACCTGTTTACTAAATTCATCTAATGCATAATTAAAGTTGATTGATTGTGCATCAGGTTTAAGAGTATCAAATTTCTCTAATAATATCTCGGCTGTAGGGAACTCAGTATATTCATCAATATATTCTTGAATGAATTTATAAGTTTCTCCATGCTCCGCAAAATCTTTAGGGGAATGTGTAAAACTCTTAAAGTTACCCGAGTCACATAGACTGAAGATAACTGCAGACTCTATAAAATTAAAATTTTCCAATATTACTTCTCTTCATTAAGTTTGTTTCTAAGTGACTTTTTCACTTTGTATATGGAGTAGTTTACCATAGTTTCTTCTCCATTGACTAACTTTTTATTAGAAATCTTTTTTAACTTATCTTCAATGTCCTTCATTGTATGGTTTTTAAACTTATCAGCTAAGAATTGTTTTTCACCTTCATCTAAGTTTAAAGACTCTAGCCAATCAATAAAATCTACCTCATCTAAATTTTCATCAAGTTGTTTTACAAAGTCAATAAGTTTGTATGAATTATCATCTGAATCAGATTCCATATCTAAACTATAACTTTTAATTTTTTTACTTGCCTGTACCCATAAAGTTTTAAGTCTATTAGCCATAGCTGTATGTAAATAGGTATGGAAAATAGCGTTTCTATTAGGTTTATATAATTTAGCGGCTTTAACAACTATTAGTCTTAATTCTTGAGCTAGATCATCTCTATCAAACCCATGTATATAAATGTTGGATACCATCTTGTTGATTTTCGGTTCCCATTTCAATATTAGGTCGTTGTCTATTTGCACTATTAATCTTCCTTTTATCCTGATAACACTTTTGTGTACAGTATACGTTTTTTAATTTCATTTTGTATCCTTGTACTATGCGTTTTCTAGTCCTATAAAAAGGAACTGTGCACCAAGAACACGTCAATTTTGTAAATTTCCATCTAAAAGAACACTCACCTTTGTGTAGTCCGTAGCGGTCCGTAGTTATATCTCTACATACTTTACAGTATACCACACGTTTAGGTTTAGGTGGGTTAGTTTGTAGGTTATTTTTTAGTAAAACTTCTCTTGCATACTGTCTAGTTATGCCAACTTCTTTTGCAATATCAACTGTAGGCATAAAAGGGTGTCGCTTACGCAATCTAATAACTTTATTCTTCGCCTTCATTTTTTAATTTATCTACTTCTTCTCTTAATTTTTTAATTTCATGTAAAAGAAGAACTGTTAAACCATTATATTTTACAGATTCAGGGTCCCCATCTTCATTAGTATAAACTAAATCAGGTAAAATTTGCACTACTTCTTCTGCAATTAATCCAAAATCAGTATGATCAACACTATTTTTATAATTATAACTTACGGGATTTAACCCAAATAATTTTTTACTATCTATATCTACTTCTTTAATATTTTCTTTATATTTAGCAGAACTACTTGTTTTTACAACTTGATTGGCAGACGTAACAACAAGAGCAGTTCCAGTACCTGAACCTACATCAAGATATAAATCTCCCCACTCAAAACTAGCATCTCCTAAAGAATAAGTATTAGCCGCAGTAGGTAGCCAGTTTTTATTTACGTTACCAGTAAGCCCTCTACCTCCAACAACTACTGGTGGGGGTGATATAGTATTAGCAGTACTTGAATTTTCTCCTACCGTAGCCGCTCCTAAACTGCAAAAGAGTTCAATTGAAGGATCTCCTCCTGTAGCATTTGGAGTAATCCTAGCTATTTTTGCCCTGTTTATTCCTATTGGAGAGTGTAGACTAGTACCTGCAACTGTATCCCTACCTTCTGAGGCATTTCTTTGTTGAAAAGCTTGTTCAGTTGACACAATAAATTTACTCATAGATACTTCTGGTTCAAAATACATTATATAAGATACGTCAGATAGACCATCAGCATCATCATCAGTTGTAGCCATTTCACCGTTAATTCCTATTGTGCCATCACTACTATCGTCAAAAACAATCAAATAAGTTTCTGAGCCTATATATAGAGTTCCTCCTGAATACCCAACTCTAGTATTGCTATTAGTTATAGTTCCTGTAGAAAGACCAGTATTACTTGATCCAGCATAAATTTCACCCGTAAAATGTGGTTTATATGGAGAAAATGCATATGATCCTCCCCAGTCATCATCACTTGAGTCATCTATATTAGCTATGTCAGGTCTTCTAGCTGCAACAACTTGTTGATTAGTATCTTTAAGAGCTACAGTTTCAATATCAGTAAACGCTTGTCCTGCTGTTTCTTGATACATAATTGATGTAACTAAGGCATATGCTGCCCCAAGACTTGCTGACACCCCATGTTGTTGAGATTCTTGTTGAACCATATGCCCAGCTCTTAAAGGCACTGCAAATCTTACATAGTCATCATCAGCAATGCTGCCCGTATTTAACATAAAAGATAAATGTACTCCTCCACTTTGAACTTTTCGTACAAAACTTAAATATCCATGTGCTGCTACAGTGCCACCATCTCCTGATAATTTCATTACGGGCATACCAGCACGACATCCAATTGCTGGATATCCTTGACTAATATTTATCCCATTTCCAGAATCTACTATACTATTTGCACTAGCGAAAGATGCGTCTGTTATTTCTACTTGAGTTCTACTACTTACAGTAGTTTCTGCTATAGTATCTGCACTTACAAATTGTTGTTGGAATGTAGTAGCCGGTCTTGTTCCTGTGACTTGAAATCTAGCCCTAACTTTAGGTCTGTTTCCTGCTAAAAATCTAGCTGCTACTGCCTCTCTAATACGATCATAATGAATATCAGCTCCAAATTCCATATTTATAGATACTTTTTTACCATAAGTTGCTTGAGGTCTGAATGAATCAGGTTGATTAGGATCTGTTTCTGCGGATAATACTTTTGTATTCCCACTATCTTTATTATCTAAAAAAATAGTTTCCCCAGCTGCTACTTCACTATTAGCCCTACCTGTGCTTGTCCCTGATAATATTAGTAAACCAGCACTGCTGCTAGTAAACCCTGCATATTGTACATAACCAATTAAGTTATTAGACGCATCAACTACTCTACTACGGAAATTAGCTCTAGCAGCTACAGTTGTAAGATCAGGATCATGCGAACCGTTAATTCCTGCAGTATCTTCTCTAGTTGCGACTAATCTTAATGAAGGGTTACTAGCGTTTTCATACGCAGTAGAAAACTGTAAACTACTAAAAGCTCCTCCTGAACCCACATAAAAAGCTTCCATTTCTAATGTACGCATTAATCCAGTTAAAGCATCTCTATATCTCACGTTAATTATGTTAATGTTCTCTGTACCAAGTTCATCAAAAGATGCTCCAGATACTATTTGTCTTTTAGTTCCTGTTTCACTAACTGCAGCAGATGATGATATATTATGAAAATTTAAAATACCTGTGGATGGGCTAGAATTATTAGAGTCAAGAGTAGGCATAAAACTTGTAGGATAGTAATTTAAAACTGGGGTTGTATTAAGCCCTGTAGAAAAACTATATTGATTAGCATCTATATGGAAAAAATATCCGAATGTAGATCCATTTGGGCTCGGATCTGTTAAAGCTAATCTCTGTAATGCATGTAGTACTCTACCATTAGTTGATGCAAAACTTACTTTACCATTAACAGCAGCGGATTCTTTAGCCTGCTGTGATACTTGAAATCTAGGTTCAGCATTAGACGCTATAGGTTCAATCATTGTAATTGTACTTTCTGTACCGTCTGTCCCACCAAATTGAAATCTTTGTACTAATAATTTAATTATTGAGGTAATTTTTTTATCAGACACATCTACTGTGGCTCCATCATATCTTATGTCAGCATCTGGACTAGTTAAAGCACTTCTACCTAATTGATATAATTCATCAAATGCAGTGCATTGAATAGTAGCTCCTGCTGCATTATCATATTGTTTTGTTAAAGTATTTATAGATCCCCTAAATAAAACAACAAAATTCGCTCCGTCTATAACTTTTAT